ATTTATGGTGCTGCATCAAAGAGAAATTAATTCGATAGTAAGTCTCAAGATCTTCCTGTGCTAGGGCTAGTTGAAAAAATCAGAAAGACCCTCCAAAACTACATCATTCTCTACACCAGTTACAGGGTTGGTAACTTTAGTTTTGTAGGAAAGTTTTGGCATAGTCTTAAAGAAGTTGTCAACCTTTTTATATTGTTGAGGTGTCAACTTTTCAATATAATCAATCAGTTCTTTTTCAGTACAATCAGATGCTGCCCAAGCAGTCTCCTCATCATAAACAGAATCAATACATGATGATATCAATTTAAAAGCACGATCAATTTCATTAGAACTCTTCTTACTGAATTCAAAATTTTCTTCAATGAATTGTATTAGTGATGGGTACTTCATTTTAATAAAGTATCCATTCTCCAAATCAATGGTATCAGTATGGTCATTTGGAACTTCTACTTTAATTTCATCAACAAACATTGTGATTGGAACTTGAGTAGCTTGATCATCTCCACAAGTAATAACTAAGTCAATCGATTCACCAATTGATTTTCCTCTAATATTTAAAAACAAATATTCAATATCAAAGATTGGAAGAGAATCTACTTTAACTCCCTTAGTAACAATACAAGCATCAAGAACTTGTTTAATTGAATTAGAAATCTGTTTAATATCTTTTGATTCTACTGCCATAATTAAGATCTTTTCTTCTTTCACAAGAAATGGTCTGTACTTTATAGTTTTTCCGTTAGAGGGTAATGTAAGGTCATACTGTGGCGCAGTCGGTTGTGGTAAAGGCATAATGTCCTATGGTAACTTCATTAAAATTATTTATCAGGCTATGTTAGCATCAAAACCTGCGGTGTTTCCTATGACTTGATCAACTCCACCAATGTTTAGTGTTGGTGATGGACTTGATAATGTTTCACCAAGATTAGGAAGTGAGAAATTAAATGTTTTTAAATCTGGAAGTGTAATCGCAGTTCCAAATTCTGGTTGTGAACTATTAACAAAATATCTACTATAAACAAAGGTCACAGTATAACTTAGAACTGATGTTCCTTCATAAGCAACAGCAGATGCCACAATGTTACTTGGATATGCTTTAACAAATTCATAGGTTAAGGTTGACGAATTTTGAAGTTTATATGATTTGTTTTTTACTCCAGTTGGCTTTACCGTATTTAAATCTCTTTCAAATTTAGTAATGTAAATTGTTTGCGTATAATTATTTGGATATCTCATTCTAAAATAATCGTTTTCGTTTCTAGCTTCACTTGCTAATAGACCTTTATTAGTAACAGGCACTTCACCAACTTTAGGAGAGTATAGTGGTGTAATATAATTTGTCCACTCTTCAAAAAATTTAATTACTTGATGATTAGAATCAACATAAAATGTTAAAGATAGTTCTGGATACTGTTTAAATATTGGATACTTCTCAAGAACTCCTTGTCGATTCCCCATTACCTCAGTCATCTTCAAGTTTGTTCCAGGAAGAATTGCTGCAGAACATAGAAGTTCAATACTTTCAATTGGATCTAAACCATCGCTATTTTGTGTATTATAAAACCCAGTATTCTTTAACCAATTTGTCAGTCCCCCAGAGATAGGAAATGCCACCTTATAAAAAGATGTCATTGCCACTTTAGAGAAAGTATTTTTTACGCTGTCAATTGGATAATAAAGCTTTTGGTTTGATGACATTTCTAAATACTTTTAGTATTTTATACTATGTATATGTATTATCAAGGGAAATTTACTCCCCAAAATTATAAGAAGTACAAAGGGAATCCAACAAATATCATTTATCGCTCTCTTTGGGAATTGAAGTTTATGAAGTATTGTGATATGAATGCAAATATTCTTGAGTGGAATAGTGAGGAAGTAGTTATACCGTACATATCTCCATTAGATAATCGTTGCCATAGATACTTTGTTGATTTCTGGGTGAAGCTTAAAGAAAAGACTGGAGAAGTAAAAACATATTTGTTTGAGATCAAACCAAAAAAATATACACAACCACCAAATCAAAACCCTAAAAGAAAAACAAAGAAGTGGGTGCAGGAAAATTATGAGTACGTTAAAAATCAAGCGAAGTGGAAAGCAGCAAAAGAATTTTGTGCTGATAGACTTATGGAATTTAAAGTTTTAACCGAAGAGGAATTAGGAATATGAATGATAGACTCAAAGCTTCTGATGAAATAATGGCAAGAAAGATAAAAGAATTTAAGGGAAGATTTGTATCTCAAGATTGGTATCGAAGTGCCATGTTTGAGGCGTTAAATAATCAACCACAAGAAGATAGTACAGATTTATCAGATACTTTTGGTTTAGAAGTTGGGAAGTTTTATTTTTTTTCATACTCAGCAAAGTATCCAGATAGATATCCCTACTGGGATAGATATCCCTTTGCACAAATTTTAGAAGTTAGAGGTGATGGAACAGTACTAGGTGCCAATATACATTATTTAAATCCAGCATACCGTGGAGACATTGCTAAAAGTTGGCTAAATAGTTTAAATAGTGTGCCAGATATTTGTCTACATACCTACATCATAACTGGCATGAGTAGTGTTACAAGAGTTCCTGATGATGATATAGCTGGGTTATCGGGTGACCCATTTATTGTTGAATCTTTTGTTGATAAGCGAGGACAAAGAGTTTCACCAAGCAAAGTATGGGCAGGTAACAAGTAATGTCAGTACCACAAAAAAATGAATTAGTTACAACCACAATTTCAACTGGTGGAAATCAGTATCTTGTCCAAGTAGCTAATGATGGCCCAGAGCAAGGAAAGATTATATCTGTTTATGATAGTACTAATAATAGTCTTTTAAATTACAATCAAGCTAATACATTATATCAAGCCAATCAAACTCAGTGGAATACTAATATTAATAAAATATTAAAAGCTAATAATAGTGGTGAACCAGGGACTGCACCGACTGTTAGTGGATTATCCCCTGAGCAATTATATACTAAACAATATAATCAAGATGTTAAAGGATTACAATCAGTAGATCCTACAGGTGGAAGTCTTCCATCCGATGTTGCTGCAACTATAGCTCAAAATAAAGCTTTAGATAATTTAACTCCCAAAAATATTCCAAAACCTCCATCAACGAAGGGTAAAATTTATGTCTTCCCAGCAGATTTAAATGTTGGTAAGACTAATGCAAATGGAGCAACTCCACAAGATTATATCAGAATTGGTGCTCTTCAATACACTCCACCACAAAAAGGTTTACTAGATGCTGGTGGAATTGATAAAACACTTTTTGTTTCACCATCAATTGTTAAAAAAGGATTAGCATCCTTCAACGCATCAATTCCAAATTACATGGAATTTATTGGCGAAATTGTTCTTCCAATGCCAATGTCAATTACTGATGGTGCAAAGGCAGAGTGGGGTGTATCCAAGATGAGTATGATGGGTGCAAGCATGGCTGCAGCAATTTCTGGTGTTTATAATGAAGGACTTCTTGGTGGTACTGCTGCTATGGCAAATGCAATGGGAGTTGGTGGAGATCTAACAGCAAATGCAGCATTAGCAAAATATGGATTTGAGGCATTAACGTCATATCAAGCTAATGCTCCAGGTGCTGCTGAGGCTTTTAAAGCAGACTTAACTGCTCAGATTGTAAGTAAAGTATCAAGCACTCCAGTTAATGCTGGAGATCTTTTAACCAGATCCACTGGTGCAGCAGTAAACCCAAATGCAGAGTTGCTCTTCAGAGCACCATCACTAAGAACATTTGACATGCAGTGGAAGCTAGCACCCAGATCTGAAAAAGAAGCTTCACAAATTAGAAAAATTATAAGGTTTTTAAAAATAAATATGTTACCAACAGTTCCTGAATATGGAGCTGCTCTTTTACAATCACCTAATGTATTTGTACTTCGTTATGAGAAGTCTGATGGTTCACAAAATCCTAGTTTACCTAAACCAAAGCTATGTGCATTAGGTCAAGTTGTAGCAAATCATACCCCAGATGGTATTGGTTGGGCAGCCTATAATGATTCTCATCCTGTGGCAACAACTTTACAAATGTCATTCCTTGAACTAACCCCACTACTTTCTAATGACTTTAGTGGAATTCCCGAAGACGACGTAGGACTCTAATGGCTTATTTTAGAAGGTTACCAAATGTAATTTACCCTGTTCAGCAGGGAGAGAAAAATTTCTCACACGACTATAGTACAATTAAAAATTTTTTTAGAAGACCTTACATACCAAATGATCTTTTAAAAATTTACGGAGCATTTGAGGACTATCAAATTCAAGGTGATGAGCGTCCAGATAATGTCTCTCAAAATTTTTATGGAAGTCCTGAATATGATTGGGTCATCTTTCTTGCAAATAATATTCAAAATGTAAGAGACGATTGGCCCTTGACGCAATCAGATCTTAATAAATTTTTATTCGCAAAGTATACCGAAGCCCAGTTGTCAGAAATACATCACTATGAAACTACCGAGGTAAAAAATTCTTTAGGGCATGTCATTCTAAAGGCAGGTATTAAAGTTAAAGGTGATTTTACTTTTCAATATACTGAGGTTGTTGCTGGTGCTACTATTATTAAAAATTACACACCAGTTAAAGATATAACTAATTATGAATATGAATTAACTTTAAATGATAAAAAAAGATCTATTGTATTGATACGTTCAGAGTTCATCAGAACAATAGAAAATGACGCAAATACTATCTTAAGATATAAGCCATCGTCATCATATATCAATCCAACTACAATTAAAGTTACTGATCAGTGCATTCCTTCGATATAAAAAAACCCCTCCAGAAGGAGGGGTTTTAATTATCACTCGTCTACGAGACTTTGGAAGTAGCTGAGAGCATCATCCTCTTCATCACTGGCGGAAGAAGAAAGACTGTTTAGCTCTTTCTTGAGATTATCAGGAACTGCAGGTGCTCGATAATCATCTTCATCTTCAAAAGATTCATCGACAACTTCTGCCTTACGAGTTGAAGTCTTACCAAGAACAGTATCAAGACGAGTCTTCAGCTGTTCATAAGACTTAAACTTCTCAGCAGAAACAAATTCAGCAAGAGAGTATTCTTTCTTCCACAATGCTTCCAGTGCTTCGTCATCGCTCAGAAGTGCCGAAGGAGAAGTAAACTCACTGGAATCATAGTTCCAGTAACCTGCAACTTTCTTGATCTTCAGTTTGAAGTCAGCACCTTGCCAGAAGTCAAAGGGGTTGATAGCAGATTCATCTTCAAACTCAGGTTGCATTGCTGCTTGAATCTTATCAAAGATTTTCTTACCATACTTGAAGAGGAACACCTTACCCTCATTGGCAGGGTTAGTAGGATTTTTCACAACATAAATGTTGCTCACATAAGTCAGTTTACGCTTCTGCTTGCGGGCAACTTCTTTACCAGCATCAGTGCCATTGTTCCAGAGACCAGAGTTGTGCTCACAGACGGGACACTTTTGATTGATACTTGTCAGGCAGTTGTCAATCAACCAACCACCAGGGCCTTGGAATGCGTGAGAATATACTTTCACAAAAGGAAGATCTTCTCCATCGGGAGCAGGAAGGAATCGGATTACTGCATATCCATTCCCACTCTTATCACAGTCCAACTTCCATACACGTTCATCGGAAGAACTGCCAGAACTATTCATTTTTTCGACTTCTTTCACCAGTTTTTCGGTGAGAGAACCAAGTTTAGATTGCTTTTTAAGATCGGCAAATGCCATTTAGATACCTCGGATAGTTTGGATTCGGGGGATTACTCGGATAGTATAACAGGATTTGGGGGATCAGTCAAGGTACTTCTTGAGGGATTCAATCGTTTTTGTCATACTAGTGAATAAAACTTGCATATCAGTTTCAGGGGAAAATCCCATGATTGCAACTGACTTGCGTAGATTCTCTTTCATCTCAACCGCTTCTGGGTCGTCTGAGAGAGATAACCTAGTATACATCACTCTCTGCTTTTCTAGCAAGAGGGACAGTTTCTCAATGTGTTCCAGTTTGTCTTCACGGGACATCATACCGAAAGTCAGAATACTTCCGTAAATACTCTCTTGTAACTGATTAATTTCTTTCAGTTCATCTTGAATAATATCAGAATCAAAAAAGCTACTCATTGACAATTTCCCGTAAAATCTTTTTGTAAGAAAACACGTCAATATTTATGAATGGCATATATTTCCGAATTTTCAAACTTACGGTCTCCCACACTGGGTCCAAAAGTTTTTGATCAAAAGCGTTTGAAAAATGGAATATTTTTTCGTAGATTGTTAAGGTTTCTAGCGACAATTGACCGCTTAGAAACTTTTTGAGAACTGGTGGATGTCCTTTGGAACAATTCAAGGCATCCTCTAATTTGGTCTCCAAGAAGAATTCGTTGCTTTGTTCCTTGAATAAGTAAGTCAAACTCTGTTGGCGTTTTTTCCACTCTGAATAAACTTGCTCTCCGCCATTTATTAAAGAACCGATCCATAAATTGCCAGGTGTGTCTGCTGCTACAAAGTTTGATACTAGAAAATCTACGACTTCTTTATCATTATACTTTCTCGATGTTTTCTCGAAGAAATATTTATCCCGGCGACGATTAAAGGATGTGATACTGGCACGAGTCTTCGCACCATACTTAAAGAAGTCGTATTTTGGGTTTGTAAAATGATTTTTGAGTGACAGATAATGTTGATAAGTTTCAAAGGGACTCATTAATTTTTTTTCTTCTAGTCTTTTTTGTCCTCCCCCTAGTATAACCTATTGGAATAGGTTCGTCAATAGGAATAAATTTTTCTATTTCACCGTTAGTAATCCAGTATTTACTAATACCAACCAACCAAGGAGTTTGTTTTCCTTTGGCAGACTTACTCATTTTTTGTTTGACTTCATCTGAAAAAGGTTTTCCTTTATTCCAGGATTTTCTACCTTTAAGAGATAAACTTA